TTCAAAGAGAACTACGACTTTATCAACTCGTTTGAAACAGTTGTCTTGTGTTTTGATATGGATGAGCCAGGACAGAAGGCAGCTAGAGAAGTAGCCGAGATCTTACCAGCAGGTAAGGTTAAGATCATGAGCATGTCTCGCAAGGATGCTAATGACATGCTTGTGAATGCTGAGTCATCATTGCTGCTTACTGCGTACTGGAATGCTAAGACGTACTCACCCGACTCTATCCTTCACGTATCGCAGGTCATTTCAGATAGCGAAGAGTCAAGCATCCAAGTCTATGAGTACCCTTGGGATTCCTTAACTAACTTTATGATTGGTCAGGACAGCGGTAGGCTTAACCTGTGGACCAGTGCAACTGGACACGGTAAGTCTACAGTTATCCGAGAGCTTGTTATGGATCACCTTAGCCATAACCGAGCTGTTGGCTGTGTCTTCCTAGAAGAATCACCCGAGCAAACAGTAGATGACCTTGTCTCACTTAAGTTAGGTAAGTCTGTAAGGAAAATCATGTCTCAACGTCAACTTAATGCCCTTAGGAAATCTAATGGTAAAGCTGTTGTTGATCTTGGTATTGAAGATAATCTAACTGAGTTGGAATACAAAGATGCGAAGAAAGAATTGTCTGAACTCCCGTTGTATCTTTATGATCACATTGGTAATAGTAATGTTTCTAATATTATGAATCGACTTGAGTATATGGCTGTTGGTCTTGACTGTAAAGTTTTGATCATTGACCACCTTACTCTCTTAGGTAACATGATCTTATCTTCTGGTACTGATGGCCATAACAATGAGCGATTAGTTCTAGATGATATTATGAAGAAGCTTCGCGAGATTGTAGAGCGAACAGGCATTACAATCCATGCTATCTCCCATATCAAGAAGACAGATAAGAATCAAGATGAAGGTGACCGAGTTAACATGAGCGACCTACGTGGCTCAGGTTCCTTGGCTCAGCTATCGGATAACGTCTTTGCTCTTGAGCGTAATGCTCAACATCCAGATCCTCTTCAATGCAACACAACTAACATCCGTGTGCTTAAGAATCGTAAGGGTGGTAAGCGAGGCGTAGCTACAGCAGTTTACTACAACGATCAAACAGCCACACTTATGGATGTCCCATTCGTTGTTACCCCAGAAGGAGAAGTATTGTATCGCTATGACGAACTTAATCTTTGATATTGAAGCTAATGGTTTGAATGAAGTTATTGCGGGTAGGAAGAAAGAGTACATTAAAGAAGGTGATAAGATCTGGTGCCTAAGTATCTTAAATGTAGATACAGGTGAACAGTTTCTCTTTGAGCAAGACAACCTTATTGATGGAGTTCAAATGCTTAGGGAAGCTGATGTTCTTATTGGACACAATATCTTAGGCTACGACATACCATTCATTGAGCGACTCTATGGTAGCCTTGATAAGGAACCAGCCCAGCTTATTGATACTCTTATTGTGTCAAGGATGACATACCCAGAGACTGCCCCAACGGCTGAGGGATCACACTCCCTCGCCGCTTGGGGTCAGTTCCTAGGTCAGAAGAAGGTAGTCTATACGGGTGGATGGGAGTCATACACTAAGGAGATGGGTCCTTATTGTCTACAGGATTCTGTAGTTACCCTTGCATTATTTAACTTTCTTTCTGCTAAAGAATTCTATACTAAGTATAGCCGAGCAATCCGTATGGAACATGTGGTTGCAAACATGATCCGTAGTCAAGTAGAGAATGGATTCTGTTTTGATATTGATAAAGCTGAAGCATTAGAAATGGAGTTATTGATTGAGAAATCACAGATCGAAGACGAGATGCGAAAAATCTTCCCCGACAAAACCATTATTAGACACTCTGAGAAAACTGGAAAGAGGCTCAAAGATCGCGTTGAGGTCTTCAACCCAGGCTCCCGACAGCAGATCGCTGAAAGACTTACAGAGAAGTACGGATGGCAACCAGAAGAAACAGACAAAGGAAACCCAAGGGTGGACCATGATGTTTTATCTGAGTTGAATTATCCAGAGACTACAACTCTATGTGAATACTTTGATCTCACTAAATTAATGAGTCAAGTATCTGATTGGATTAATAGATCTAAGATCTCTCGTGATAATAAGATCCACGGATATGTTAATACTCTTGGTACAGTCACGGGTAGGATGTCTGCTAAGGAACCTAACCTACAACAAGTAAACTCAGATGGACGAGCAAGAGATTTGTTTAAGCCAAGGACTGGATGGGTACTGGTTGGGTCTGATCTCAAAGGTCTTGAGCTAAGAATGTTAGCTCACTACCTCTATCCATTCGATGACGGTGTGTATGCTAAGGAAGTTGTGGCTGGAGATATCCATAACCACAACATGAAGGCTATGAACTTAGACAATAGGAACACAGCTAAGACTGCTATCTATTGCTTTCTTTATGGTGGTGGTGATGAAAAGTTTGGTAAAACTATTGGGTGCTCAGTCTATAAGGCTAGGCAAACAAAGAAGAACTTACTTGATAACATTCCCGGATTGAAGAAGGTTATTGAAGCATGTCGCTTCAGTGCTCTAGAGAAAGGTGTAGTGTTCCCATTCAACTGGAGACCTATCCCTGTTCGTAAGGAACATGCAGCGTTGAATACACTACTGCAATCCTCAGGTGCCCACATTGCTAAGGCATGGGCTTGCATAGCTAATCAACGATTAGATATGGAAGTATGTCCAAACAACTATGCTTGGGTTGCTTCTATTCATGATGAACTTCAATTAGAATGTCATCCTGACTATGCACATAAGGTAGGTGCTATCCTACTAGAGTCTGCAATAGAAGCTGGTGAACTATTTAAGTGTCGTTGTAAGATCGAAGCAGAGTATAAAATTGGAAACTCATGGAAGGAAACGCATTGATTCCAGCTATTGTAATTAAAAGTAGGTATAATGAGAATCGTTATGTTAAACTTGTGGACCAGAGCCGTGGTATTTTCTGTGTGTCTGGTTCCTCGGCTTACTTTAGGTTTGGAGATGGCCTGTTTGACTTTGATGGTGGCCCCTGCTACATGGTTGGGGATAACTTTGAAGATATGGGAACAATTACAGGTGTGTATCCTATACTACCTGATGAAAACATTCCATCAACTGATAGAGATGGTATGGTAATGGTTATCGTTAAGCTTAACGCTGCGGTAAAAAAGAATATTAAAAATGGTAGAGGAATTCAAATGCCTCTTAATAAACCAAGTAACAACATGACTAAAGCAGATGCAGATCTGAATAACTTTCTATTTACACAAGGACGAATGAAATGACTAAGAAGAAGACAAAGAAAACTACAACTAAGGCATATACACAACAAGAAATTAACGACCTTAAGTTTAAAGAAATGACATCAAATGATACAGCTATGTGGTACCTTGATGACATCATGAATCTTGAGGCTACGGTTGTTCGCCAAGCAATGGAAATTACAGAGTTAAAGAAAGATATTACTACTGCTGAAAAAGAAGCATCTGATCGCGCATTTTATAAAGAATGTTTTAATAAGGAAGCACCATGACCAATGCAAACCATGTCGGTGACCGCAACGAATTGGTTGTTGGTGACAATGATCACGGAGACAGCACCCCAACACAAACAGAACTCGACACACTAATTAATAGGTTGCTATCTCTTTCACATCAGGCAAAGAAACTTGCTGATGGCATTTTGTATAACGATCACCCACACTCAGCAGATGCTATCTATGGTGACTGTGTAGAACGAACTGCTGACGAATGCGTCTTAGCGGTCAAGCACATTAAGCAACTCCGCGCCGAGCGCGACGAGGCGCGGCGAATGTACTGTGGGGTAGATAATTGTACTGCGGATGAGGCTATGCTTCTTGCAAAAGAACAGGGCTGGGATTGCTACAAGAAAGAGGAAACACAATGAAAAAGAAAGCACAAAAAAAAACCGCAGCATGGACTCGCAAAGAAGGAAAGAATCCTGAGGGTGGTTTGAATGCAAAGGGTCGTGCGTCTTACAATGCAGCTAACCCAGGAAAGCCAGGACTAAAGGCACCACAACCAGGGGGTGGAAGTAGGCGTGACTCCTTCTGCGCTAGGATGGAGGGCATGAAGAAGAAGCTAACAAGCGCCAAGACAGCTAATGATCCTGACAGCCGTATCAATAAATCTTTAAGAGCATGGAAATGCTAAATAATTAAGGAGAATTAAATATGCCAAGAGATTACAAAGATGAGTATGCTAAGTTCCAAGCTTCCGAATCCCAGAAGAATGACCGTGTCCAACGTAATAAAAACCGACGAGGTGCTGCTAAGAAAGGACGTGTAGCTAAGGGTGATGGAAAAGATATTGATCACATTGATGGGAATCCTAGAAACAACGCACCAAAGAATCTCCGAGTGGTTCCTAAGTCTATTAATAGGGCCAAGCGATGACTGAAGCGGTTTCCTTTATGAGACAGGTAACCGAGTTTATAGCTAACAACCCCAATCACTCTGTTGTAATTGATTATAACAAGGGGAATGTTGGTCTAGGTTACATCATTAGAAACTGGAAGGATATTAACAATGAGAATAATTCAAATAAGTGGCAAGGGCCGAGTGGGCAAGACAACCCTAGCTAAACTAATAGCTAAACACTGTATAGATTTGGGTTATATCCCAGCTATGGTACCCTTTGCTCAAGCCATCAAGGATGCTGCGCTTGCCGAAGGCTTTACCAAGGAAGCTAACTCAGAACAATACCGTAAGTTCTGTCAGGATATGGGTGCTGATAAGCGGAAGGCAGATGAGGAC